TTACTTTTTCTACTGGTTCTATCTTACTCTTTCTGAACATGAAAATACCCCCATATAGGACTTTTATATTTCATTGTCCTATATGAGGGTAGCATATCATTTGCCACCGGGCGGTTCAATTTTTTCAGTCTTGCCCCTTTTTTGCCCCATAAAATCATGACATAGCCCGGAAAGTGGCTTATTTACGGCATTTTTTGGCATAAAAATAAGCGGGTGATGGGACTTTTTTAAATGTGCAATAGTGTTAAAAGGTGCATAAAATCAAGGCTTTTTAGGTTTACAATGTCTAATATCGTATATAAATGTATATTTATTTGCCCCTTTTTTGCCCCCTCTTTTATCATAAAAAACCCGTTCGGAATTAACCAGACGGGTTTTTACTTACAAGGCTCTCAAGCACCTCCCCTATACAACTATACTACCATTCAATCCAAGAGCCGTCAACCAGTTCTTCAACCTTTCCGTAGTTTACGCTCTCAAAAATGCCATCGGAAAGCTGACCTTCAAGCTCCGCCTCGCACTCTTCGGCGGTGTTGCGGGTGATCCGAATGATACTATATTCGTTTGTACCGGTCTTGTCAGAGTTCTCAACCTCGATCTCCCGGATCTTCTCGCCCTCTGTCCAATCGTATTTATAAGACGGCTCGAAGCTCTCCCGCTGTCTGCTCTCGTTTGCTCCCCATACTCTCCATGTTCTTGTCATTTTCCTTTCCCCTCCTAATCTTTGTGTGGGGCGGTTGCCCGCCCCGGTGTGATTCCGTCCTAGTCCTCCAACGTGCTTTGCAGGTTATCCAGAATCTTCTGGATCCGCTCGTTTTTCTTGTCAGCGTCTTTCTCTTCCTGTGCTTCTTTCAGTCCGTCAATCAAGAATCGAATAAAGCCGTTGAACTGTTTATCGGTCATCCCCATATCTTTCATATTTCTCCTTTCCGGCTTTCGCCTATTGCCTTTCGACAATATTATAATAACATTTTGTGCCTTATATGTCAATACTTTTTTGTGCCTTATTTCAATATTTTTTCCTCGCGTTCTAACTTTTCCGCGACTGCTAATTTGATAAAATCATTCGCGCTATATCTTAATGCTTTTATTCTGTCTTTTGTCCCCTTGGCAAGCCTACAATTTACACGCTCAAATTTATCATCGTAATTGTATATTGCTTTTCTCTGCGCTTCCGTTGTTTTTAATGTTTCTTTCATTGTTCTGCCTCCTCTCCTATATACAAGTATTATACTTTTTTGTGCCTTATTTGTCAATTGCTAACTCTTTTTTTGCCTTATATATTTTTACCGTATTTTGTGCCTTATTTTACTTGTTGTTCCTATTGTTTTTGTGCCTCATAGCCATTATAATAAAGCCATCAAATGCGCAGAATGGAGTGTATTTATTTAAACCTATGGGCTTAAATAAATTAAAAAAATCCCCGGATTGCTCCGGGGATCTCTAATTAGTTAAATTGGATTATCTTCCTTGTGCTTTCTGATTGTGAGCGTATCGCCCACCATGTCCATCTCTATGCTCCTGTCCTCGGGTGTGACACCAAGGGCTTTTATCATTTCCGCCGGGACGGTAAGTCTGTAAATTAAGGCGTTCTTGCTGGCCGTCCCGCCAGATTTACAAACTGTGATTTTCTTTTTCAAGTTTCCGCTCCTCCTCGCTGTGCCTTGTTCGCGTTTGCTCTGTCCTGCTCTGTCGGGATTACGCTCCAACCCTTGTATGTATACCCGGGCCTTTGCCCGGCTGGCAAAGTGCCCAGAATAGATTTTTTTACTCTGCTAAGCCCGTATATAGCATTTAAATACCCTCTACTGTCCGGCTCTACTCCAAAGTATTCTTTACAGTTTTCGCGAAGCCAGAATGCCAAAGAATGAATATAAAAATGATGACCCTCTGGGCTGACAAGGTGCCAATCAATGGCCGCCCTGTTTGTAATAAACCGCCCAGATTTTGGAGACTTTTTTGCGGCTTCTGTAGCTTTCCGCTGGATTTCCGGCGCGGTTTCAAGCTTTTTTCGAGCGCTTGAGATCTTTGCCCGCGCCTCTGATGTCATTTTCATTCCTTTGTGTGTGTTACTTATATATTTCAAGCTGCATTCTTTTGAACATGTGACTACTTTCCGCGATGGGCTGCAAAAAAATTCTTTCCCGCAAATTACACATTTTTTTGTGTTTTTCATTTTCTCGCCCTCCATTGCAATAAAGCGGGGCTTACGCGCCCCGTTTTATTTTTTAGAAACACGGATTTTCCTTTGCAAACTCCCACTCCTCTCCGAATTTTTCCTCGTGGCGTTTTGCGTACTCATCGAAAAACTCCTGGTCTGTACACGGTGCAAGCTCGTTGTGGATCTCCTCGCGAATCTCATCGTCCATATACATTACAGCTACCTCGAAATCAACCTCAACACCATACTCGTTTACTACCATTTTTCTCATTTTTTTATCCTCCGTTCCTTTGATGATTTAAGTATATCACTATTTGTACAAATAGTCAAGCGTTATTTTAAATTTAATTAAAAAAATCCCCGGATTGCTCCGGGGATCTCTGATTAGTTAAATTGAATTACCAGCCTTGTGCCCGCTCCGACAATACCATCTACCTTGATTCCGTAGTGCTTCTGAGCTGCCATTACTGCCGCTCTGGTTCCCTTTCCGTAGATTCCATCGATATTGCTCTTACCCTTGCTGTTCTTTGCGGGCAGGAATCCAAGCCGAATCAGGTGGTACTGGATCCATTTGACATCGTTTCCAGACATCATCGGATCCGTCAGCTTGATGGTTCTGGTCGGCACCGGGTACGGATTGCCGACTGTGGCACGCGGGCGGGGATTGCCGGATACCACAATAACGGTGTGGCCTTTGGTCTTGGTGACAAGGATATCACCATTATAGACTGGGGTATTTGACTGGTTTACATAAGCAATCTTTGTAAACAGTCCGGTGGCAGCCAATACCCTGGCCTCGTTGGCTGTGGTAAAGTTGCCCGGGTCTTTCCCGGTCGCTTCTTTTACCGCCTGCCGCACCAGTGAGCTACAGTCTGCATTGGTCTTGACCTTGGTGTTAATGCCATGCTTAACCACGCCCAGACGGTCAGATTGGCTATATCCAATATTGGGATTGTTTGCCGCCTTAATACCCAGCTCTGCGATTGCGTCAGAGTGTGATACCTTTTTGGGGCGCAGGATATACCACCCTCTCCGGTGGGTATACATGGCCTGCATACTCACCTCGCCCCGGGTGTCATTGGTCTTTGATTTCTGCTTTTGGTCTCCAGCCTTTCCGCCGGAATATTTGCCGCGCTCGTCTGAGCGGGCAGAAGATACCATGATTGACATGATTTTCTCCTTTCAGAATATATGTTTACTGGTTACTATTTACTTTTTTGTAAGGTCGCTAAATACCAAGATAGGCAACTATCCTGATTCAGATGATGAGATAGTTGTCGGAAGCTTCTGCGGCAAACCTCTATACCGAAAGCGCATCCTTGACGGGAAAACGTTAATCTCGTCCGGTCAATATGTGAAAGATTTATCGGAGTTATCGCTTAGTCTATTAGTTGGAGTGTACGGATGTGGGAAAGGTGGAATAGGTTATATGTTTCCGTTCACATATTTCGATAACGGCAATAGCGAAGCAAACGTATATGTGGATCCAAACGGAGCCCTTGAGGTTGTATATAGGGTTGCGGGAACGTTTACCGGCTTCTACGGCTGGCTGTATATTGAGTACACGAAGACAACCGATTGATATCATCTCGCATATACTTCCATCCGAGAAAAACTACCTCCGCTTGCATAACTCTGGCCATACGACAACTGGTTTTCGTTAAGGTTTAACTTAACATACCCACTGAACCAGTAACTACTCGTAGTGAAACGGCCTATGCTTGAATAGACATGGTTATTTGAATTTTTTACCATTTCATCAAATATGAGGCAATTACCGCTACCAACATCACTGTAACTCACTATCACAAAAAACTCATGATAATCCTGTATTTGCTCGTCTGTTAGATTTAAAACGCTTCCGCCAGAGTGTATCAATTTAAATTCAAGAGAGTTCTTCTCTATCTTGGTATTTAGCGCTTCAAATTCATTGGAGATCCTTTCCTCCAGATCGTTCATGTTTTCAGCAGAAAAGGCATCCCCTTCCTGCGAGATATTGCCCTCCGACCTTGATACAGTAACCAGTTCGGAGGAACCATCTGACTTTTCAAGGTTTCTCCGTGTAGGGTATTCGCTTATTCGGTCTTTCCAGATTTTTTTTATGAAACTCATGCTTTCCTCCTATAAGAGCAGTCCAAATACATCACCTGCGTAAATCTCGCTTCCAGTGTAGTAATGGAAGTTATTCATCAAAATCTCATAGATATCGGATAGAATTTTTTCGATATCATTAATCTTTTCATAATCATTTGCCGGGCTTTCTGGGACTTTTGGCGTATTAGAATGTATCGCTGATGCCTGCCGTATAGCCCTGATATTGGAAAGAAGATTGCCGAAGTAGGATTCATTCGGAAATTCTGGAATGCCATCTGCATAGGTCGTTAAGGAAAGCTCAAGCACATCTGCTAAGATCTTGATATCCGTTTCAATTCTAAGCAGATCACTATTATTAAGAGTGCCTTTAAGCCCAGCTTTCCATTCCTTTTTTTCAAAATCCGTCAAGTTATCCCACCCGGTGGTAGCCATCTCTGACGCTTTTTTTGCGTCATCTTCTGTCCGGTCAGTTATTGGCTCTATCCACAAATTCATCCTTTTCTTGCTCTCTTTCCTCCAGACTACGGAGCTTTTCTTTCAGCTCTTCATTTTCCCGTTGCAATTTTCTTACAATATTCGTCCAGTAAGGATTGATAGGGTCAAGATTCATATGATCTCACTGCCTCCTGCATATAACTCTGTGCCTGTGTAATAGTGTGCCGTTACGACCGCTGAATATCCGCGACATGAAGCCGTTGCTATGTAGCCGCTTGTCAGATCGATATCTTGGGACAGCAGCGTCGTGGTTGCAACATTGCCTTTCACATCTCTAATATTAACCCAGTTCCCCACTTTTTCCGTCTCCACAAAAAACTGCATGGACAGCTTTTTTCGAAGCTGATAGTACGACAGCAAGCTTTCCAGCTTTTCTGGGAGAACGGCCTTGCTGTGGATAGGGACGCTAGCGTACTCCTTCACATTCCCTTTTTCGCCGCCTTCCAGGATTGTCTGGTGAAGCGATGCGGAAAAGCTATCTTTTTCGTAGGTCTTTCCCTTGATGACACATACTCCTGCGGTGTCCATCTGAATTTCTACATAGTTGGTTTTTGCGCTTTTCAGAGTTCCGCCGCTTACCACGATGCTTTCTGGAGCGCACGGGGAAGAAAGCTCTATCGTGCTGATTCCGGTTGGAAGTTCATCGTTATAGAGTTCTTGTTCTTCCGTGCCAAGCGTGTAAGTGTTGAACTCAATGGATATGCCACTGATATATTCGTCAAGTTCGAGAGATGTCTTTCCTGATATCTTACGGTTAGGGCCAATCTGCGAACTTACATATCGTGTTGGCTTGTACACCTTAACCGTATCACTTCGGCTGTCGTCGGCCAGGGCTCCGATGGCAAAGCACACCGTCTTAAGTGCATCCCTGCAGGTCTGGATCTCAAGATGCCCTGTCAGGAGTACATCATACAATTCTGAAGCGATCTCATACTTGTCTACTCCGGCAGCCGCAAAGATTTCTTTCATAATATCCCCGGCCTTTTCTTCGCTGTACACTCTTCCTTCTCGAAATGTATATCTGTCCATAAGCCCGACGGTATCTATCAAGCTGAATTTGCTGGAGTTTTCCGAAAAAGTCTGGCCGCTCACAAAAAAGGTCCCCAGATCTATCTCCACGCCGTCAACACTCTCGGATATCCATACAGGCTGTTCGGCCTGTACGCTTTTCCACTCTCCGTCAGGATTCGATATGTCGAAGTCATACGCTTCATCGGAGATCTTGATCTCTGCTGTGTTAATTGCCAGCGTATCGGAAGTCTCGTCTACCTCCTCGTGGATCTTCGCCGTCATCACTTCACTGTCGGACCAGATAAGATACCGTCCATATAAGACATACTGAAGCTTTATATATCTGTTCGGGAATCGGGTTTTTACAAACTCTATAACGATTTTTCCATAGTTCTGAACCTGATTTTTACAATAATAGGTGAGCGAATTAGGGAAAAAGCTTTTTTTCACGAGCTTTTCTCCCGTCAGCGCATACCAGGTCACGGAGATCTCCGCCGGGTAATCATCAGAAAAATACAGAGTAATCCCGGCGGAAGAATGATTCTTGCTAAATGTGATCTCAATCTTAGGCAACTTCTGAAACTCACAGTTATCATCAGTTTTTTCCAAGCTCCAGAAAGTTACATTTTCCAATTCATCCGGCATGATAGGATGGGACCCGTCTAACACGAACTGATTTTTCTCTGTAGTCCCGTAAGGAGGAAGATCTACCGCATCAGATCCAGCAAGAAACGAAAGCGAGCCGAAGTTCTGGTTGTCCGAAGTGGACGGGACTGCATCCAAAATGGCTGTCGTGTCCGCAAACTTCATCCTTGCAGTACAACTTGTCTTACTCATATCTCCTCCTATGGCTTCTTATATGGCTTCTTGCTGGTCATCTTCCACGTCAAGCTCTTGTACTCTGCTCCATTTCCAAACACTTTTTCCACCTCGTCCGAGATGCTGGAAAAATATCCGTAAAAGCTGAAGCTTTTCGACGCATCCGGTAAGATCACATGATGGAATCTGTTGTCCACGTCTGTGATATGCTCATAGAGCTGGTCATAAGTACTGGGGTCATCTATAGTTCCAATCGCTATTGTGTAGTTTTTATATACGCCGATTGTTTCAATCTTAATATCTCCGTCTTCTGTACGGTTGGCGTACTTTTCAAGGAAATCCGCTGTCCTCTTAATAGAGACAAGCGGGATATTGTAAGTTGTTCCGTCAATTATTAAGCCTTGCGTGTACGAATATCCCACGGCGATCTCCTTTCTACGTGAAGCTTGTACCTACACGCCTATCCTCTGCAATCCCGTAAGGTCTATAGAGTGTGGCGAAGGTCTTTCCGTCTATCTGAAGGTATACGGGGCCTGTCTGTGCCGCCGGGATTCGCTCTGCAATCTTATCCGCGAACTTATCCAGATATCCCAGATTGTTCTCCAGCGGAAGCACCGCTTCTCTTCCAGCTTCTCCAATTCTTGCCAGCGTAGTTCCTGCTGTGATTCCTCCATTGGCCAGCTCAGGCACTTGAATTTTCTTTCCAGACCAGTCCACATGGCCAAATTCCGGTGCTGTAAAATTGATGCCAGGAACCTTATTGATGATGCTCACGGCAGCCTTAATCATTGCATTAAGTCCGTCTATGATCCAGTTCACCATAGCCTCGAAGGCTGTGATGATGAAGTTGAAGATGCTAATCGCGAACACAAGGATCGAACGAAAAGCAGCTTTGAAGTCACCTGCAAAAATCTCCTTCAAAAATTGTCCGAATGCCGAAAAAGCTGTCTTGAGATACCCAATCGCCTGGCTCAAGGTTCCGGCCCGCTGCATTGCGTACAGGAATGCTCCGGCGATTGCAAGAAGCACGGCAAGAACAGCGGCGGCGGCTCCTCCAAAGGTCATGAACACGCCAACAACAAGGCCTACTGCCGACACCAGAAGAAGCGACACATTCTGAACATTAAGTCCGTTCTCTGCTACATCTTTCAGCCCGAGCACCAATCCCCACAGTCCGGCCACGATTAGCATTATTCCTGCGACTAACGGCTGACCAAGAGCCATAAGTCCGGCGAATACCAGCGCAACGCCTGTGATATATCCGATAAGTCCCGGCCAGTCTACGCCGTCCTTCCACATGTGGAAGTAGCTTACTACTGCCAGCGCCGACCCGGCTATAATCGCGATCACAGAAGCGATGGTTCCGAGAATCGGATGTGCAGCCATTAAGTTGGTGAGGAAGCTTGTGAGTTTCCATGTGAGAATGGCCGCCCCGATGGCTACCGCAATCGGCAAGATCGCCATTAAGATGTCTTTCACCTTCTGGAAGAGAGCGATATCATCATCTGTAAGGCCAACTTCCTCAAATGCGCCCGCTCCCGTCGTCTCTCCGCCTCCACCAGTTCCTCCACCGCTGGAATCATCTTTTTGTAGCACATCCAGATCGTCGAATCCTGCAAGGGATGTCTTAGCCTTATCTGCCGCTTTGGAAGTATTGTTGAGCGACTTCGCATAATCGATCTGCTGCTTTTTCGCCCGCGTCCACGTGTTTTTCCCAGAAAGAAATGCAACGAACTTGCTTATCAGGTTGACCGCCGTGGTCAGCCAGGTACACAGCGTCGTAAGAGCTGGCACCAGGGCGGAAAGTATCGGACCGGCCGCAGTTGCCAATGAATTTTTCAGTGTGGCTGCGGCACTGGAGAAATCAGACATAGACTTGTTGTATTCGGATGAATACTGAGCGTAGTTCTTCAATCCCTCCTGAACCGCAGATACCATAGCTCTGAAAGCCTTGGTAATGAGTGAGAATACGAATATACGCTTCGCAAGTCCTCCCACCCTTTTCCCAAAGCTTTCAAGTGCGCCACCAGATTTTTTTGCTCCTCTGGAAACTTGCTCTTGTTTTGCAGCCAACTCTTCATGCCTTTTCGCAAGTACTTGCATCTCGCCGCTGGCGTATCTGATCTGATTGGTAAGGTTCTGATACTCTTCCGTGCTTCTTGGATCAATATACGCACCGCCACTCTCGATAAGCGCCTGTTTTTCTCCCTTGGCATACCGAATCGTTTTCGTGAGCTCGTCTACCTCATACTGCATGGACTGAAAAGTGCTGGAATTTGTGCTTTTCCCAAGTTCTTTCCACTTTTCCATTCTATCAACCAGAGAATTAAGCTTTTTTTCAGAAGTATCTATCTGAGACTGAATTTCACGATATTCATCGGTCGGGAGTTTCGTATTACCCATCTTTTCCAGTTTCTTGTTCAGAAGATCCACTTTATCAGCTGCTTTTGCCATTCGATTTTCGAGCTGAACCATCTGAGACGACGCGTTCTTTGTATTAATTTGCGCATCAATGATTACAACACCATCATATCCGGCCATTTAGCACCTCCTAAATTCTGCGAGTGCGTCTTGCTCTGCTTCTTTTTGCTCTTCCTTCCTCTTACGGATCTCTTCCATCATTCGGTCATAGTCATCAATCTTTTTGCACTCTTCAGAAGTGTATTCCTTTTTTGCCGAAGTCTGCTGGATAGCATATATCTTTTTTGCTTCTGCGATAGATACCTTTTCCTCTCGGCTCATTTTTGAAGTGATTTTTTTCTTGCGAATATCAATCACTTGCAGGAACGAAGAAAGCTTATACGGCATGTTCCACAGCATTCCGCAGAACTCCCACCAGTGAAGATCTGCTTCGTTTAGATTGATGCCGTATATCTGTCGGAAATCCGCGTAAATTCGCCATTGATCTGCTTCATAATCGACCATCCTCCGCTTATCTACTTTTGATGGTGCGTTGTCGTGAAACCATCCATTGAGGAACCAATCTACACACTTTTCAAGCTCAGAGCTTTTATGTGGATAGTTCCGAAGAGCTCCTGTATCTTCATCGGAAAAGAGAAGGCTTATAACCATCCTTCCCTTTTCCCAATCGGAAAGATCTGGGTCATACTGAATCAGATAGACCTGTATCCCGACTTGGAACCATGTGTTAATCTGATACCCATTCCACTCATACGGGAGTTCGTCGATTAATACATTACTCATGATTTTCCCTGTATTCCCGAATCAGATCCGACTTGCTCTTGGTGTGCTTGCCTCTTTTGCTGGCATTGTACTTGCTCTGAAGCGTTTTGAAACGGCGCTCAAACAGGTTACTCATGACAGGAACCAATTTATCAACCAGCTCTACAAGGGCGGATTCATCCGGGATGAAGTCCGGAACCATTGCGTAGGAATCAGCATAGATCTCTTTAATAACCCCTTTCCCGAATACAGATTCCAACTCTTCAATACAACTTTTCAGATACTTAATATCTGTCCGGCTTCTCTCGATGACCTGCTCAGTATCTACATCGTCTGAATCTTCTGTCGTAATCGGACGTCCAGCATACTTTTTATCAAGATTTTTCTTTTCATTCTCCTGCTTTTTTGAAAGGAGCTCCAGATTATTAATCAGAGCAGCAAATTTCTCCGCGGTTCTGGCATCTGCGACATTAATGCGAAGGGTTGTGATCAGTTCACCGTCAGGGTTTTTGATGGCGATTTTTTTTATGCCACTGTCAAGAATAAGTTCTTCCATGATTTCCTCCATTTTAAGATAGCCCGCATATTGCGGGCTATGGTTTTACAGGGTGTTTTTTGCTGCCCAGGTATATTCTCCAGAGCTTGCGATGGTGATGGTTCCAAGCTCAACATCTCCATTTCCATTGATCTGGATGGAAGAAGTAAGCGGGTCACCACCAGAGCCGCCTGTGCTGGATGGGGATACCACGACGGGAACCCGGATGCAGTCTCCGGTGTTGGATGTGATGTCCGTCTTGTAGAAGCGGTAGTAGTAAGTCTCACATTCTTTTCCGGTCGGGAACTTCTTGAAGAGGTCGTCAATAGCCGTCTGCACCTCGTCAGAAAGGTACTCCCTCTCGGGGGTCATGGAAAATTCATACCCCTTCATGGTGGAGGCCTTGGCTTTCATATTAACGTACTGAGTACTGGATACATCCGGCCCCCAGTCTTCAGTGATCTCCGTGAATCCATCTCCCAGCTCTACAATCTTGGGAGTTTTGCCGCCCATCAGCGACCCGATATCCAATAAGGACACCATATTAGTTCTATCCTGTGCCATATTAATCCTTTCCGCCGTATAGGCTTACATGCTGCGCTTTTTGAACGTATTCGTGTATCTCACAGTAACCGGGAGCACCCAATCCTGAACCCCGTTGTTCGGCTCCAAAGAGTATACGTTATTCCACGCCATTTCCTCTATCTTTCTCCCCTTAATCATATCAGGGTACTTTTCCAACTCGTACTCCACATTCTGGATGTTTACAGATTCCCCAGAAAGCCATTTCCCGAGTTTTTCAAGGAATCTTACGATAGTCAGCTTATAGTCTTCTTTCTGCGATGAAGAAGTCCGATAGACCACAAAAAACTGATACTGGCACCTCTGCACCACAGTACCACTTACATACTTTCTTTCAGAGTACACCACGGCACCGCTGTTGCTGGAAAAAATAATACCGCTTTCTTCCCCAGATTCTTCGAATCGGATTCTTTCGTCTTCATACAGACCGGGATACTTGTTCAGAAGTGCCCGTACTGCATCGGTGATGACTTCGTATCCAGATGCGTCCTGCTTCAGTGGTCTATCTTCCACGCGTTCCACCTCCTGCAACTTCTTTCGCTTTCTTGACCCACTTCTTGAGATCTGCTCCCTTCGCCGCGTCAAACCAGTTACTTTGAGCCTGTGGGTGCGCTGCTTTTGTGTAGGTTAGAAACTCTTTCGCATTGGTCTGGCCCCCGTACTGGCTAACCAATACTTTTTTTTCTCCATCTCTGGCCCTGGGGCTTCCACTCTGAACTCCAACCATGCCCATTCCTTCGTACAGGAATCGTCCTTGCGGGCCGTAGGCGGCGTATACCTTGCCGGAGCCTTGTACCGCGGCACTGGCCGATCTGGTCGCATCAATGAAGCTTGCGGTCACCATTGGCATGAACGGAATCATGCTGTTCATAATCTCACCATCAAGCTCGTACTGAGCTCTCTGGAACTGTTCCTCAAATCGTGACATATCAAGTACGATCTGAAGATTGCCTTCGACGATGCTATACTTTTTGAAGTGAAACTTTCTGCTTCGTGCCATATCATTTCCCCAGTATTTCAAAATGCGGAATGACAGTATACGGGCCACCTACATTTGTAATTAAAAATACATTGTCATGCTTGGCGTTCATGTAAGCGTAGAAGCCCTCGTACCGCCTATCCGTGTACTCTGCATCGTTCACTATCCCGCCGTCCCATACACCTTCCCAGAAAAAGCTATCCAAGGAAAAAGTGATGGAGTTTTCCAGTGCATCATTGGTCTGCTTCGCCCACTTCTTTGGCTGGAGCCATTCAAGCTCATTTCCCGCATTATCAGTAATCTCTTTCACGCCATCACGAAAATGATACCGCACATGGAGCTGGGCGTTGTCTGTACTGTCCGGGCCATACTTTTTCAGAATCGCTCCGCGGTCTGTGTTCAAGTCTACGCCTGTGAGGATATGTGGATACCAGACGGTTCCGGTCTGGGAATCGTATCGGTTGAATAGAGTGATGGTCTTGTCATACATAGACCATCACCATTTCCCGGAAGTATCCGTCTTGCTCATCCTCTTCCACAAATCCGTCAGTTTTTCCCAGCCATACATGGCCACAAACGCCACGATGAATCCGGCCATAATAGCTGCCAGAATCATGTACCACAGAATCACCATATTGATATACTGCATATAGGCCACAAAAGCCGCTACAGTGATACCGATAGACAAGACGAACACCAGCGCGTCGGTCGGAATCTTGGACAGGAAGCCCACGCCCTTAAATACCTGCGTGATTACAGACACGCAAAAGGCCAGTGCCCCGATTATCGCCAAAACCATAGTCATATTGGTTAATAATGCATCCATGCTATTACCTCCAAAATCTTTTCCCGCAGCTCTTGCACTGCCATATATGTCGTGTGCGCATATCCCATCGCTCATCCTTTTCCAGATACGAGCCAATATATCTCTGTCTTGAATGGTCGCAGAAAAGTCTTTTCAGTAGATTCATACTCACACCCCCGCATACAAGAGTGGGACACCCTCGTCTGTTGTTACTCCCATCAGATACGGCCTTACCGTGTCCAACATGAGCTTGTTTTCCTGCTTCGGGTCACCCGCCGCCGCATATACTGCGCTCCACTCTTTTGCAGACGCTCCGGCCTGCTGCGGAGTGGCGTAGGATATAGACTCACTACCGGACGATACCGAAGTCACAATGCCCGTGGACGTACCGGTTCCAACCTCTACCGAAGAAGAACCAGACGCCGCCGCACTAGCCTGCTTCTTGGCCTGCTCAAGCTGGTAGAGTACTTCCACCAGACTGCACACGGCTTTCTTAATCTTCTTCTGGCTTCGCTCACTGGACGGAAGGCTACCAACCACTCGGTCAAAGGTCGCCGCGTCCAGCCAGTCAGAAGCCCGTTCGGCCAGCCGTAAAAAATCAGATTTCGGCACGGTTCCGCCGTAAAATGAACTTGTATAGAATTCATAGTCTGCATAAGCCATGCCGGAATCCTCCTTATCCCCGTGTCACAATCTGTGCGATTGCTATAGCCTTAATCGGGAAGTACTTCTTGGAAGAAGAAGCGTTGTTGTTTGCCAGCTCCCAGTTTGCGCCAGTTTCAAGCTGCTCTTTTGTCGGGGAGACAATACCACTCTGCTTGAAGCTGATACCGTAAGGGGAGAAGATCTTTCGCTGTCTGGAATACAAGGTATCTTCTCCGCCGTTCTTCGCCGGGTCTCTATCCATCTCATACGGAACCTTTGCGCCGCAGTTTGTATACTCGATTGCGCCCTGTCCAAGAACGTAAGTGGTATACGCGGTGTAGATGTATCCGTCCCCTTTTCCAGTATCAGATTCCGGCACGGTCACTTCCTTGGTCGGCATATTGTCGTCAATCAGGACAGCTCTACCGTTGAGGGTAGCAAGGGTCAGCTCTCTTTCAATGCCGTCCGCATCAGTGCCCTTCATGTACGCTACCAGTTTCAGATTCTCCAGATTGGTCGCCACCTGGGAATGCATGATAGCCAGCGCAAACTTGGACTTGTTATCGCCCAGAGCCTTCTGGATTGCGTTGTTCAGAGTGGTTTCTCCAAACTTTCCAGCTTCACCGGTATTGTCGGTGATATCGTAGGTATGGCCGTCCACAAACTTCTTGTTCTCGGTTCCAGTCATGGAAAAGATGCCTTTCAGAGTAGACACAAGTGTCTCCTGGTCGATATCGTCCCAGTACTCCGCGACTTCCTCCGCCGCAGGCATGAAATCATCGCCAGTGATATCAGAGGAGAAGTCCTTCTCTGTCCAGCCATGAGCACGGCCTACAACGATTCTGCCGTGAGTGTAAGTGTCACGGGAATCTGCTGTGATGTTTGTTCCGCCGTCGTAGTTCTGCGGTGTACCGCCGATTCTTGCCTTAATCGGCACGGTGATATAGTTGCCGCCGGTCTGGTCGGGCAGCATTGCCGCATACTGCGGCTTCTCTACCAGTGCGCCAGACTTCAGAAGCTCGTTTCTGTTAAGGTTCGGAACCCGGTCAACGTAGGCGCCAAAAACCTCGCCGTTAAAATTTTTCTTGTCAAATAATGCCATAAAAAAAGTCCTTTCTACCCATTAACTGTTAAAAGGTGTGTGGGTTAGCGGTAGCACTCCTGATGTGCTATCGGTTTCTTTTCAGTTACTGCATATACTGTGAGATATCCAGATCCGGATTCTCATTCTTCATCTTCATAAGCTGGGACATAGTGTACTTCTGTCCGGAAGCGCCGCTCTGCTGTGCGGGTTTAGTGAACTTTGCTGCATTCTGCTGGGCTGCTGCCTGCTGCTTATCCACGAAGATTCCGGCTTTCTGCTTTCCGTCCGCGTCGGTAATCATGCCTTTGAAGATATCCGCGATGGATTTTCCTTTTGCGGAATCAGAATCAAGAGCCTTGGAAAGCTCCTCCCGGTAGTGGTTGGCTGTGATATCGTTGAGGAAGTCGTATACTTTCTCTCCTTTTTCGTCCACGGTAGCAAAGAACTCGTCAACCGTCTTTTCCAGCGCCGCCTTGCGGGTATCGTCATCGTGTGCTTTCTTTTCGTCTGCAAGCTGTGTGGTCAGTGTGCTAATCTGAGTTTTCAGGTCATTCACATCCACATCCTTGAACTCTTCGAGCTGCTTCTGCACATCATCCAGTGAGGTTTTATATTCATCCCTCTTGATGATAGCCTTATCATAATCAGCCTTTGTGCGATAGTTCTCGTCGAATTTCTTTTTCAGATCCGCCTTTTTGTCCTCCGGAATCTCGATACCAAGCTCCGCAAGAATCTGCTCATAGTTCTGCATCTTACAATCCTCCTAAACGTTATTTCTTAACCGCCCGTCAGCGGTAATGGATTGAGCCAGATCAACCTCTGGCGGGGTAGTCGGAACACCTGGAATCGAACCAGGACAGAGGGCGCGACCCTCCACATCTGCCATTGATGATATATTCCGATAGCCGCCGCCAGGATTCGAACCCGGAACCAACTCCTTACAAGGGAGATGCTCTACCAGTTGAGCTACAGGGGCTTGGGCGGGACTTGCCCGCCGTGTAAATACTAGGAGTTCGGTACATAGAGAAGAACCGATGATATGCGTCGGAAATTGCATCCGCTTTTCAACCTCCCAGAATCCCAGCAATGAGGTAGTATCAGATTCCGGTTTCTTTTAAGGACGCATATCCTTGAAAGGAAAGGAGGAACATATCGGCAAAACCTTTCGGTTTAACATCATAGTTTCTCACAATTCCATTATATTGTATTTTCCCTACTGTTTTCTCACCACATATAGCAGTCACCCATCAGAAAGCATCCGGATCCGCTTCATAATTTCTGCTTTTTCTTCCTGGAAATCAGAATCCACAACCATTGCTGAAAGCATATCGTAGACCTCAACCATCAGGCGCCCGACCGATTCCATGAGCTTGTCCCGATGGCCCTGGTCTCCGATTTCCTGATATGCCTTTTTTGCCGCTATATACGCATCATACAGGGCGTCAATATTGTGGTCATATTTTCCATTGGAATACTTAGTGATTGCCGTCTCTGCCGCTTCTGCGACAATCTCCCGGCCCCAGCTTTCATTCTCCATGCATTTCAGATTACAAATTGCCGTAGTCAGCTTGGAGATGCTGTCAAGGTTCGATGCAGTCAGCTTATTCTTTGCCGCTACACTCTCAATCTCCAGCTGCTTCTCCAATATCTTAATCAATTCACTCATTGTCCCACCTCTTTTCCTCTGCCTTATACTTGTCGTGCAGTTTCTTCTGGCTCTCCACCACATAGACCATATCGTACCCGGCGGATATCAGGTCAGTGATGATTCTTTCCAGCCGCTTCAGCTCTTCACTCACGTCCTCTACCATAGATTCCAGGAATACAGCGTCAGAAACCGCCCCGAGGTCTCGGAGCTTCTTGGAATAGTTCTCATAGAGCTTTTTTGTTTCTGCTTCCCACTCCCTGTAAGCGTTGAATCCATCCTCCACGGCTTTCTGCTTAGTGCTGCGACCTACACTGATTCGATTGGCAGTAAGCCAGCCGTCCGGTATCATGTTCACCGTTCCTGTGAATCTATCAGGTATAAGTCGCCCATGATGATTGATATAGTACCGATTCAATTTCCGACGCTCCCGGCTCTCCTCATAATACTGGTGCTCATGGAGCCTCTTATACCCATGCAAGCCGAGAAAGTCGAAGTAGTCCGCCATCTGGTCGTGGAACATCAGAGCGGCGATATACCGCGCATTGACTTCGGCGTATACGTCCTCTACCGTCTGCACGTCTGTCTTGCTCTTGAAGGTAATCATGTGATCACCTCCTAAGCTACCTTCTTAATGATAAGGTTCGCATCTTTCACAAGAACTGCTCCAGTTGAAATATTCCCAACCGATACAGTTAAGGAAGTTCCAGCAGGAACCGGGATAAGCGTATCCGCGCTTACGTTCTGGTACACATCCGCAGTAACTACGGTATAATCCATCTCTGTACCCCCAATCGCTTCTCCGTTCAGCTTAAGCGTAAGAGCGGTTGCCCCAGCAGCCGCAGCTGTCACATTTGCGTTGAACTGAAGTTCCACCGCCATCGGCTGATTTCCACGATTGGTGATAGTGAACAGGCCGCTTCCCTCGATGTGACTAAGCCATCCGCTCTGACAGCCACAGCGCCGAGATTTGACGCGTGTATCTGTGAATATAATGTTCTGATTGGTATTGACGGTCTGTGCCGTCTTTGCAATTACATTAAGCATATTTTTCTCCTTCTCTAAAAAAATAAGGGGCAGGCCACGCCTACCCCTTGTGCAAGACTACCTTGTGGTAGATATGGATTCTTCCAACATGCTAATTATTCTGTTCTGATTTTCCAGAATCCGCTCCAAATACTTCTTGTCCTGCTCTTGTAGATGTCTTGCGAGATCTGCGTTGCTTTCCTGTGACAGGTCGCTCTGGTAATTGAGCACCTGAAGAAAAACTCCGAACAGGTTGAGAAGATCTAGAGCGGTAAGCTCCTGGCTGGTCACAGCACGTTTCCACTACAACAGCCGCCCCCGTAAAAGGAACCACTGTTATATGCGAAGTACGGGCTGCAAGTCAGGTAAGCCGGAATCGGGGTCGGACGTACTGCATCCACAATATTCTTGGTCTGGTTGACCTGAGAAATCTGCCAGTATGCGGTCTGAAGGTCTCTATCCCGGTCTGCCAGCTTATCCCGCAGGCTCTGGATGGTATTTTCCTGCATCAGCTGTCTGGTCGCCTGACCATCCGCCAGAATGGTCTCCTTAATATCGCAGCAGCAAGACGCGATCTGTGCCTGTGCGGCCTGCGCCTGCAAAGCAGCAGCGTAGCGATTCTCAAGGATTTCTTTCTGCGTCTCACAGCAGCACTGCTGGGACTGTGCCCCTAACTGCTGTAATCCGAGCTGATTGGTGTACCGGTTTTCCAGAATGTCTCTCTGGGTCTGACAAGCTGTGTTGCTTACATTCTGGTTTGTGTTGAAAATGTCGCGTTTGACAAATTCATCACTGATGAAGTTGTCCTGTACGCCTGTCTCAACGCCATTACGATTCCATCCGCCCATCATCGGGAAGAGGAATGCAATCAGGATGATCCAGATCCACCAGCCACCGCCGCCCCACATGTTATCATTGTCGTTTCTGGTTACAGCAGCCACATCAGCCGCTGTTAAGCCCATTCCATCTGTCATGTTGGTTATCTCCTTATCTTATATTTATCAAGTCGTTGCGCACCGACGAGATAGCTTATTTAACCGTCTGGTTTTCCATTCGGTTATTTCATCATCCCGGTTATCTGCCCGGGGTCTATGCCGTTCTGGCGGCACATATCCTTGAATACCTGCTCCGGGTTCTTCCCCTGGCACATATCCATAGCCTTCTTAATGTTCGAATTCTGCGCAGCCATCTGCTGTATCATGGCCTGCGGATTCCCGGACTGCCGCACCTGATTAATCATTCCCATAGCCTGACTAAGCATAGCCATCGGATTGTTCCGCCCGCCCATCATTGCCATTAATGGATTCATAAGGTCTTATCCTCCTTTTCCAGTGTAGGCTCTCCCAGTTTTCGGAGCAGGTCTTCGAATTCAGCGCGGGTCACATAGTCCGGCGGGGCCTGCTGTGGCTGCTGGGCCATGCAGTCTGATGAAATCTCCTCAAATCGAAAAGCCTTGAATGTGGCGCTGCCCATTCCGTCCACAGACTTGACATAGAATACCGGGCTGTTGTTGTCCATCATCCACGCGGTCTGCCCTGGCTGTACAATCTGATTCTTGGCTCCCTCAATTCCGGCCACCTGTATCCAGTTCACATTCTGCGCCGGAGACTGCGGTTGATACTGCTGTCTCTGCTGCTCCATCTGCTGGATTCTCTGCTGTAACGCCGCCTGTTCCGCCGCCATTGCTTCCATGTTCATTCCCCAAGGCATATATCCGTTCATGCTTGCCCTCCATTACTGCCGCGATAATATCGTGGTAATCTGTCATTATCGGTATTTCGATCTCGTCCTGCGGATCTGGATCCGCATAAGGGTCATATCTATTCATGCCTATATTTTCGCACAAAAATAGAGCCTTCCACAGGCTCTATAAATGCCCGAGAAAGCTCTCATAAGTTCCTTATTTGTTCAGTTCATCTTTCCAATACACTGTATCTATCCACTCCCGCATTCGACGGGTATCCGTCATTTTCACAATTTTTCTATTTACCCGCAGGCTTAACTTGCGGATATTCTCATAGCCCAAAATCTCCGCACACTGATCCAGAGGGACGTTTTTTGCCCGTAATTCATACAGGGCGGCTTCTTTGGAATCGAAATTGCAGAACTTCTTGTAGTATGCCAGCTCCGGCGCGGTAAAATCGTAGATCTTCAAGTGAACCCCTCTTACTTGTCTGTTAAGGCGTGAATCAGATCGTCTCTGGTTTTTTTTAGACCCTCTACATTGTTCCCGGTGATCTTGTTCTCAATGAGATCAAACATACTGCGCATAAGCAGATTCATGTCATCTCGGTTCTGGTTGATCTGGGTATAGTCGTTAGTAAGCTTCTGGTCTATGCCGTCCAGCCGCTTCTCGATGTTGTCCAGTCGTCTATTGACGTCCTCATGCGGCTTTCTGGCTTCCATGTAAGCCTTATAGATGATGGTTCCCGCTGCTCCAATCGTGGAAATCCCCACGCATACAGTCATGAATGCTTTTCCTAATTCATATAAGTACATTAATCTGCTCCCTTTGCGTTTTCGTACCGCCGCGCAGCTCCCCGCGCTCTTGCGGCCTGCTCCCGGCTCCATTGTGCTATTCTAAGCCTATCGGCCAGTGGCCGGAGGTCGTTGGCCTTGCAATACTCGTTATATGCCTTATTCTGGCGCTGTAAGAGGTATGATTTACGGTCAAGTTCCTGTTGCATGGAGAACTTAACTTGTTCGTCCTTGCACCCGTCTACAGCCTCCTGCAATCCCATAACCGCCCGCTTGGTCTTGCGGATACGGCGTTCAAGCTCTCTCTGCCGCTTCTCAGCCTGTTCCACTCTATAGTTATCCGCGGTCAGGATCTCCTTGTATGGGTTATCCTTGGCTTCTCCCGTTCCGCTGCCGAAGCTGTGGCGACAGTTCACTCCGCACAGCCCCTCTATAGTCCCGTACCCGGTAGATTCCTTGAAATCCGGAAAGCGCTTATCTTTCCCCGTCCTGGAAAAGTACAATCCTTGCCACCACGCATGATTTCCCGGGTTCTGCCCGCCGTCTCCTGTCCGGGCTCCCACGTGGGCTGATACCAAGACAATATCCCAGTCCATCTCCTCCATGCGCTTAAGGCATATATCCCCGGTGGCCTGCGCTATGCCGGTTCGCACCGCACGGGCCGTGGCTGTCTCTATGGTATCCTTGTGTCCGGTTGGATACCGGACTACCACGCCATCCTTAACAATCGTGTCTACGGCTTCTCTGACGGCCTGCGTATAGCTTACCGCTCCTGTCATCACCTTATTGTAAGCAAGGTCGCATTCACTAATATACAACGCCTGTGCGGCCTGCGCCGTGGTTCGAGTGAAGTTCGTCCACTCGTTGACCGTGGCCAGCATATTTCTTTCCATAAGCCGGATAAGCGCTGGGGACTGTGTGATCGGTTCCGGCGATAGACCTGCGGCCTGATATACCTTGTGGTCGGCATCCAGGGCCTTAACTCCGGCTTCTTCCATTGCGTCCTTGATTTCCTTTTTCTGCCTCTTGGTCTGCTTGGAAATTTCTACCGTTATATCATCCAGAAGATACCCGGATTCCTGCAAGGTCTTAATCCGCCATGCGTCTGATGACGTGAGCAGGTATTCCTCACCGCGCCCGATTCGCAACATGATTCTCTTAATAATCTGCTGGATAATATAATCATGGAGGGAGGATGCAATCTGCTCGCTTCCCTCTGATATCCGTCTAAGGTACTCCGGTTCAAGCATATTGTATCACTCCCTCCTAGCTGATTATTCACCACTTACCCAGTGGCCGGGAGATGTGCGGATCACCATCCTTTCGGCTTGTGTGGGTCATCCTATCACTCCTCTACGAAAAGCCCCGGCTCTTCTTTTGGCTGGGCTTCTTCCACCATTGCTTTCGCTTCCTCTTCGGACATACCCTCAAACTTCACGAAGTACATCCAGGCCGGAACCTTGCCCTGTGTCACGTACTGCCACCATCTGGCCCTATCCTCTTCCCGGTTGTACGTGATATCACCGAAGTCGTAAGTTGTTTCGTAAGTACCCACCGGGGCCAGACCGTACAGGTCGGCAAATACATTGAGTGCATAGATTACACCATTCAAGCAGTCCTCCAGTTTATCTCGAACATCCTTGATAAGCTGAATCGTCCGGCGGTCGTCTGCTTCTACCTGTGTAGCTGTCACCATCCCGGATTTCTCATTGAATACGAAATACCCGTTGCTGAATCCGGCCTTGTATCCAATCTGGGACAGCAGAGCATTGATTCCAGCCAGCCGAACATCTGTATTGAGCTGCGGGTTAATTTCCTGATAGAAATAGTCCGTACCGTTACCAAATACATTCTTGACATAGTGCGGGAGCTTCATATTTTTTCGTGTCTGCTCTCTTGTGGCTTCCGTTGTATTCTTAAAACTTGTGCCGGACGGCATCATCAGAGTATCGTCCGCAAGGATAATCTTTTCGCTGTCGAAGATCTCCCCCGCATTTCGACTATATGCCGTGTCAAGGTCTTTCAGTTCCTCAATGGCTTCTCTGAATATCGGCAGGCCCGTTGGTACGCTCATGTCAACATTGTTGGCCTGCGGCGTCCTGAACATACCAAACATGGGGCCGTCCAGTCTGGTACCGTCTCCCTTAAGAATCGGCGGTGTCTCTTCCATCAGCCCTGCCCATCGGGTCGCTTCTAGTGATACAGGGTTTCCGATGCTGTCAGAAGCTCTGGACACATAAGCCCGATTGCTGATGATATAAGGCTCATATCCTTCGGTGTCCGTCTGGATGAATCTGTGGTATTCAAGGCGGGTATAGAAAAGCTTGCCCTCGGTATAGGTGTCCTTGAAGATGATACCTTTGATGCCTAAGTTGTCATAATCCACCAGAAGCACATCCCCCGGTGTGAATACGTCTAGGGTCTGGCCATTAGGCTTGATGTACACCGTACCATAAGCGCATCCATACTCTACCCAGTGGCGAATTTGGAAATATGACTTATCAATCTGCTGCTGGAGCCACTCGGCCCTTGCGCTGCCGTCAATGGTCACACCGATTGCAAGGGTCGTGAGCCGGGCTGTTTCGGAACATATGGCCTTGGCAAAGTTGATGGTCTTAACCCCGTCTTTCCCGTTCACCCACGGCGGACGTCCTGCGTATATGTTGGCGCAGGTGCTCACTACTGCATCCATTTCCGCATAGTCCGGAGCGGTAATCTGGAAGTCTTTTTCTGCTTGGCTCTTAAATAACATGCTTATCCACCTTCTAATTGTTGATATAAGTCCCATTATGCGCTGCTTCCCCTTCTCTTCCATATCGGCTCTGTTGCGTACCGTGTCGCGTCGATGAAGTGATTGTTCTTGTCCGGGTATCCGCTGATAACGTTCCCGTCCTTATCTCGCTCGTATTCGTACTCTGTGAACTCCTTGCAGGCTTCCGGGGTGCGGCGCGGATCCATAACCAGCTTCTTTCCTTGCAGCCACTTCATGGAGTATTCGACGCTTCCGGGGCCTTTCTCTGCCCCTCTGGCGGGTAGTCCTTCGTCCCGGTAGTCAGATATAGATTTCGGCTCTGCACTGTCACAGATAATCGCATAGTCATCATATCCGCGTTCCTTGATTTTCGCCGCCGTGTAACTGTTCGCCTTCTTGTTCTCTCCAATCTCGTCGATGAAGTACAAAGTCTCCCGTGCATGGTCATAGTAGACACGCACAAAAGCGTATCGGTCTGGGTACCATCCCCAGTCCACGCCCTGGTATATCTTGTCCATCCGGGCGATCTCTTCGTCGGTAATTTCTCGGAGCTCGATATATTCAAACACGTTGCCGCCGTCTACGTTCGGTACACCCAGGTATTCATGCTCATAGGCTTCCGGATTGACCTCTTTCAAGTGCTCCGCGTCATCAATGAACTTCTGGCCTAACCACTCCGGCGGAGCTTCAGTGTAACAGGAATGATGAACGATCCGCTTCGGGTTAGGCTGTAGCTTAATGCGGTGTACCCAGCTGCTTTTACTTTTCGGCGGGTTATAGGACGAGAAATCATAGGATTCATTACCGCCACGGAGCACGGACTGATTAACCGAACGCTCCTGGGCGTCGCCCTTCATCTGATCTTTCTCCTCTTTCCAGAGAATACCGATATAGCCAAATGGCGGCTTGATGGATTTCAACTTGGTTTCATCGTCCAGACCTCGGAAGTAGATTACCTGTCCTGTCTTGGTATAGATAATCTCCAGCGGCGATACCTTGCAGTTGAACTCCTCGTCCAGTTCCAGCTCATGAATAGCCCATTTCATCTGAGCGTATACAGAATCTTTCAGCGTCGCACCCACCTGACGGGTAATGCAAGCGTGCATCTGTGGGTTATTCTTAATCAGCTCAATGATCTTCAGCGATACGTAAGAGGATTTCAGGCCACCTCGCCCACCCTCGAACACATATTCCATATTCGGGCGGATCTGCCTGTTGATATCCACGAACGCCCTACCAAGCACCCGGGCGGGCAACTCATACTTCCCGGTATCTTCCTTGGTCTCCGCTACGAGCTGCTCCCACTTCTCCACGGCTTGCATATTTCCCTTTACAGCCTTAGAGTACACAGAAGCCACGATTACGGCGTTATTGCTGGCATCCTCGGCTTCTATGCCTATCTGCTCCAACTTTCTTCTGGCGGCATCCGGGGCCGGGGTTTCTGCTATCATTTTTGCAAGGTCGGAAAGCGTCTTTTTCTGCCGCCTTGCTTTTCCCGATGCAATCCCGCCCTTTCTGCCATTTTCTCGGGCTTCGCTCGGGCTTCGATGTGAATTTTGCACTAAGTTTTTCTCGTTCGCCATCCTACCATCTCGTTACCCTAATTTTTTTTGCGGTAATACTTATACCCATATTCCTTCTGGTTCTTTTTCAGCCACTTATCGGCTGCATCGTCGAAGTCCTTGCCTTTCATCTTGGCCGTCTTTACTGCCTTGATGAAACTGTTGGCTTTGAAGTGCGTCCCCTTTGTGAATACATAGTCATATTTTCTGCCTAATGCCACGATACCTTTTGAGTTTCTTTCCATTGATGTAGAAATAAGGTCTGCATCAGAGAAAGCCCCTCCGCTTGGGTGGTTGTGCAGTATCATCGTATTTCGTCCACTTCTGGATATACGCACGCTCGACTTATTACCTTCTACGAACTGATGTACATATCCCTGTTCATCCACTTCGTAGGCCCATTCATGATCTGAATTCTTGAATCTGCGTTGAAACTCATTCATAGCCCCTTCAAGCGTTTTGGACTTAATTCTGGTATTCGCATAAGCCGGAAGAAGGCTCTTGCTCTTATCCTTCCCACTATCACGGGCATGGTCGAATTTGAATGTCTTTTCTCCTCCCCCGGCTCCACGCCCCCCTCCAGAGGTGGGACATATAGCGTTTCCTGGCTTTCTATGATTTTCCTGACGGTCTCGCCATCAATCTCATAGTCAAGTAATTCATCCACGCTTTTGAAGTTCACAGATTCCCCTGTCTGTTCGTTCCAGATTTCCAGAGGTTTTCTGAATACAATGATATGCTTTTTCAGGTAGAATCCGTTCAGTCTGTTGAACAGGTATCTAAAATGCTCAATCCGCATACTTCACTCTCCTACTTCTGTTTCACCCATGCTTTTGTCTTTCCATCCCACTTGAATCCGTTCTTTTTAATCTCTTCTCTTATACCATAGGTCTGTCCTGATACAGAAGTGGCTTTGTTGAGATTAACTCCGAATACGGTTCCATTAACAGCTCCATGTGATACCTCAAATGTCACATACTCCGTTCTATTCGTCTTTGCTGTCTTTCCTCTTTTCTTCGGGGTGGCATACTCGAATGTGACTTTCCCATTTTTATCGGCTTTCGCTTCCAGAACTTCATCTTTGTAGCCGGTATATCCACGTTGGCTTCCGGATGTAGCTCTATACTGCGTTTCGATCTCTCTCGGCTTTGCACCCTTTTCAAGCGGGCTGTTTTTTTTCCACTTGCCCCCCTACTTCCAAAAAGCTGTAAATCCTTCTCTACTCACACTCCTACTTTTCTGCCCTTTTTGTCAGCAATGTAGTTCCTATATATGTACGCCGACCTCTTCGCAACTCTTCCGCCTGCTTTCTGCTGCTCGCCTGCCAGTTTGCGGAAGTCTGAAAAAGTCATAGGCTTGTCAATGCTTATCTGGTCGCTTATGTTATTCTTGAACGTGTATTTCTTGAATCCCTTATGAATTTTGACCGCAAACGTATCGGTCATCATGCTTCCAGAATCACGGGTTACAAGGCGGTAGTCATTATTTTTCAGATATACCGCCTCTTTATCCCCAACAATCAGTACCGGGCTTCCTTTCACGGATGTGACATTGCTCGTATACACGATGACTGTATCATCATCAAGAATCTGCTTTTCAACCTTGATATACTGATTGCTTACTTTTCTGGTGTTCCCGAAGAAATCATCCTTGACCGGAAAGTTCCCTCTTTTCATCGTCCCGCCCGCTCCACGGGAACCAAAGAGCTGAAGATTAAGTTTTCCCACGTCCTATCCTTTCCGTATTGTGGTTACTTATGAAAATCACTTTCGCTTTTCCGAAATCATACCCGATATCCCCGCCATATACGACCACTGCTTTCGGCTTAAGCTGTCGCATGGCTTCGTCCATCCCAGCTGTCCATATCTTCTTGGCATCCGGCTGTTGCTTAACGCCTATCGTGGATACTGATACCACGCCGCCAGGCTCTAGGCCGTCAAACGCAAATTCGAAGGAATCCTCCCGGCACCATTGCAGCGTCGGTATCACCGTCAGACCGTAGTCCTGCATGATCTGTCCTACCATCTTGGAACGGTACACGTTCCAGATCTGCATAGGCAGCGGCATCTCGGTATAGAGTGAGAAGTCAGGCGTCAGGATGCAGTCGAACTGCCGGAGTATGTCTACATAATCGTGCGGAGCGTTCCAGATTCTTTCGAACTGGTAATCGTCGACATAGAAATGCACGCCCTTCTCATACTCCTTTGAGGTCTTGGCATAGTTGAATGAGATTAAGTCCTTGGGGATATAGGTACACTTTTTGATGATTGGCATCTGCCACTTTTTCGTCAGACGCTCCTCGTCCACGTCATGGAGATTGCAAGCATCGAATGTGCGTTCCCGCTCTGCACCGTAATAGTCCGGTTCTTTCTCTTCCGGCGGCTCCATGTCGGGAAATCCGAAATCCTGCATATTGATGTCCAGAATCTCGTCGAGCTCATCGGCCAGCAACGAATAGTCCCATTCGGCCTGCTCTGCCACCTTATTGTCAGCCAAGCGAAAAGCCTTGACCTGCTCATCTGTCAGATTGTCTGCGGAGATTGTCGGTACCTCTTTGAGTTTCAGCTTTTTTGCAGCCTTGTATCTGGTGTCTCCTGCGGCTATCACATCGTTTTTATCGAGTACGAGTGGAACAAGGAACCCGAATTCTTTAATGCTATTCGCCACATAGTCAACAGCACCGTCATTTTTTCTGGGATTCTTCTCATAAGGCTGTAAGTCCTTAATCTTAAGATTCACAACATCCATGCTACTCCTCCATCTTCCTCTATTATCCTACATCCCCACGTTTTTCCCATCACCACGTTATACCCGGCCATACATTCGCAGGAAATCGTAGAACTTAGACATGGCCTTTCGCCGGTATCCGTAGAAGTCGTCGGACTTCATCGGGATGTAATATGTCCTGGATATCTGGTCATAGCTCTTTCCCATTGCCAGACTTTCGTATACCAGAAACTCCATCCCTTCCGGTGAAGCATCAATGCAGGCGTGGAGAAGCCAGTGGCGCTCCTCTGGTGTAGCCTTCTTGCACCGCTCCAGAAGAGGCTTAACATCTTCCGGGTATACTCCGTGATCTTCCAGTTTCTTGTACCTGTTCCGCATCCTATCACTCCTCCCTATGCAGTTACATACCGTCGCTACTCATCCCACCAGCCGGGTCTGTTCGGGCAATCCGGGCAGTTGCAGGCCAGTTCGCCGTCCTCGTCAATACTGTAATCATCGCCGTATCCGGAGCACTCATAGCAATAGTCGTAATTGTCCCAGAAGTCATCACAGTTGTCATCTATATCATCTTCGTGCTGTTCGGTCATTCATTGCCCTCCGCAAGCTTCACATAGTTGTGACCGCAATGCTCAATTATGCAATTACTCCATGATGTAGTACCGCCATAGAATGTTTCTGGTTTTCCATCATCACCTATACCGGCAAAGTATTGACGGCTCCAAGATTCTCCATCGAGCGACGTCAGAACCGGCGTGTCAATCGGCACCTTGCTCCAGTCCACGGGCGGCTCCTGGTATTCGGCATTGAGCCAGTCTGCAAACCTCTTTCTGTTCCTAATTTCCCCACAGTTGTCCCGGAAAAGGCAGTCCTTGCAGTCTGTATCCTCGCACAATATCGGCTTGCCATCTACTACCGCAACAATCCTGGCAAGCATAGTATCCAGCTTATCCTTGTACACTTCTCTATTTGTCATCGTTTGCCCTCCTGTTCCATTCGGAAATTACCTCACTCAGGTTATATCCTGCCGGATAAGACACTACCGGCACAGGACAATCAGAATTGTTACACTTTACCATATACATCATTCCTCCACTTGACCAATGTTCGATTCCTGGTGTTTTTCCGCAGAACGGGCACGGTTTCAATTTTTCCATCATTTTTTCCTCCGATACTTCAACTAAATGTTCAACTTTTTTCGATAGATCAACTGATAGATCAACTGATTGTTCAACTTCTCGTAGCCAGCAACAATTTTACAATTTCTCCCAATGTTCTTTTATTGCTCCGTTCAACCCGCTCTGCATAGTCCAGATACAGCGTGTGCAGGTCTTTCAGCTCCTCATACTGGACGGCCTGCAAGAATGACTTGACTGCCTGTTCAAGGTCTCCTGCATAAGCTATGCGCTTTCTGCGGGGTTCTCCCGACTTGCTGGTGTACCGCTTATACAGGTTATAGCCTCCGCTTTTCTGCGGCTCCAGGTACATATCGTTCAGAAGCTCAATTTTCATAGCAATCACCTTTCAAACATAACATCCAGCCCCTTAGCCAGCGCATACCCGTATTCCCGGTTTGCTCCACAGGACTGCTCCCAGCCTTTGAGCATATAGATTGTGTCACACAAGTCCAGCAGCACCAGATCCACGTTGAGTATTTGCTCCCTGGTAAGGCCATACAGGTCAAGTCCTGCCGGATTGATAGTCTTGTGTCCGCCTTTTTCGATGATTCTTTTTGCCCGCTCAAATTTCTCACGGTAGTTGTCTACGCCCCGCATGGGGCCGCTGATGTAGATATTCATGCTTTATCCTCCAAAAAATCAAATATGTTGATTTGTGCCGCATATTCTTCAAGTCTCTCTTTTGACAAATCATAATAATATTTGTCCTTTTCGAATCCGACATACTGCAGTCCTGCGTCATGTGCCGCCATCAAACTGCTTGCGCTTCCCACATGGGTATCAAGTACTTTCATGCCTCTTTGAGCATATCTCCCAAATATCCAATCATATAAGGCTTTTGGCTTCTGCGTTGGGTGTATTCGCTTTTCGTTGAGCTTTTTATTACCTTGCTGAATATGTCCATCACTGATTGACTTGCCTTGGAACATTCCGCTCCACATGTACCGAAAAAGGCGTACAGAATCATGCATACTGCAGTAAGCAATCTCACAATCCGAAAAATCGCTATCCCCATTGCATTTATCCCAGACTATTCGCCCTGGGCCAAAATGGTAATCAAAGTAGTTGCACCCCCATACAATCTGATTTTTCGATACGCGGAACAGTTCTTGAAAGTACTCTGCCTTTGGTACGTCCCACTCTGCAGATTTTCTATAAACCCGCTGGACTCCAATGGGAGATATCTTCCGCCCATAGAACCCTCTGCGCTCCGGACCTGAAAAATATGGTGGATCCACCACAGCCAGATCGAAAAATTTATTCGGGAACTCTTTCATTCCGTCCATGCAGTCCATGTTATAATATCCGAAATCCATCACGGTATCGCCCCCGTATACCCTTACCCCGGCCGGAGGTTGGTCTCCTTTCTCAATTATTTACGCTTCTTCTTCCCTCTCTGGGTCTTATATACATCGTTTCTCTGCCTTGACACGGCGGCAAAGTAGCCGTTCTGCTTACTTGCTCGACTTTTACTCAACTTAATATCCTCCTTCGACTTTCAGAAGCCATTCTTTCAGCGCCACGTGGGCTTTTGCGAAACACAGCTCCATGTCTGGTGACTCTACATACAGGATTTTTCTTGTCTCCGTTTCGCTCATTTTTCTCCAAGCAAAAATAGACCAATCACACGTCTTGTTGTATTCAATCTCCAAGTGCATCGGATATGTCTTTGATTTTTCATCGAAAAACTTCAAAAAGTCATCCATTGCTCCACTCCTTTTTACCGGGGTTGGTGATATGGTACGGCTCCCACCTCACTTTCTGCCCGCAATTCTGGCAGTAATTCCACCGAGACGTTATCCCTGTCCCGCATACCGGGCAATAACCAGCCGCCCAGATATACTTGGTTTTCTGCTGGTCTTTTACGGGCTTCTCTATCTGCTTGTTTCTTGCATCACGGCACATTTCCAGATTACCAATGTCCTCAAACTGCTTGAGCATCTTTCCAAGCTCTTCGCACTGCTTTCTCGCCCTGTTGTACCCGCTGATAAGTCCACGCACCATACTCGGTGTCCGACCTGTAGCGTGGTACTCCTGTACCTCGTCCAGTGCCGCTATAGCCGCGTCCAATGCTTCGTTATGATACCGCACCCTTGCAGGGGTTTCTGTCCCGTTTGTGGCAAGGTATTCATCAAGGAGCTGTTTAATCGCTTCCTGCTCGTTCATGTCCTTCCCTCCATCTCTTTCAACTTGGCTTCCGCTTCCTCTTTTGTGAGGAATACCGTTTTTCCAAAATCGTCCTCAAAATATCTGTATAAACACCCTCGATGACCTATTTGCTCCAAAAAGTAACGTATATTTCCATAAAAAGTAGGCTTTAATTCTATTTTGTTAATTTTACATTTTGTGAAATAATTGTTGGTTGATAAAAACGCATAAGCTGTATCTCCCACCTTACACGGCAACCGCAGGAGCCGTCCCTGCTCTTCCAGTTCTTCATATTCGGCCAACTGCTCACACACATCACTGATGAATATACAGTTCTCGTCCTTGCATCCTTCTCCATTGCAGGGCGGTGTAAAGCACATCGGGAAGTAGGCTAGTCCATTCTTTTCTCGCTTGGTTAATCTCTCTGTCATTTTTCCTCCTATACAACTCGGTTGAATCTTTCCGTGATATGAGGCCAGGGGCTTTCTGAATCCTCCCATATCTCGAACCAGAATTTAATCTTTTTCTCATGCTCATCTACCAGTCCATATCGCAAGGCTATATTGTAAGTACTGGAATCCCGCCGGAGCCGTCCCGGTATGCCGGAAATCATTTCCCGAAAATCCTCAAGATCCAATGTAGCCTTGTACTTATTGCAGCTACGGCATGACGGCATAAGATTAGATATGTCGTTCACATCCTCTTTTCCATCGTAGTTTCTGACGCAGTGTTTATGGTCAATATGGAAGCCTTTTTCCGGTAGCGGGCATCCGCAGTAAGCGCAGAATCCGCCGTATTTTTTATAGACTTCCTGGCGGGTCTTTTTCGATATGGATTTCCTCACTCCTCCACCACCTTCCAATGCTTTTCAAATTCCTCTTTCGGCAGAGTCATGCTCATGTTTTTCCGACTCAAAATCACCTTTCCCCTGTCCTCCAGATAGTCCCATTTCTGCTGTGGCCAGCAATGCACCCATACTTCCGCATCTCCATTGAATGTTGATACTGTGTAGGTTGCGAATGTCTTAGGTCTTGCTTTCATCTTCTTTTCTCCTCCGGCTTTTCACACCGCTCAAACTCGATCACCCAGACGTAAGGATTCGCATCCCATCCGTAACGGTCAAGGTCGGATTTCTTGATGGTGGAATCCCAGATTTCGGCAAATCGTTCTGCTGCTGTCCGTCTCATTTTTTCTTCCCAGCCAACGTTTTTGCCATTCTTCCAGTTTGCACCCTCTGCTTTTGCTCCATCATCGGTGATATCCTGCAGCCGCTCCACTCTCACATCCGTAACCTTCAGCCAGATTCTCACCGCTTCTTTCGGCATGTGGATTGATGGGTGCCAAGCGCCTCTCCAACCTTCAGGTCGCAGATCTCCATCTGCCCTGTAATAGTAGATGGGATGTCCCCGAAAATGACCTGCTTCATTGACCGGAAGTCCGCACCATGTTTCTCTAACATAAAGGATGTCTCCCGGCTTATACGGTGAGCATTGTTTTATAAAGTATTCTGAACATATAGGACCGCTCCATTCTCCCTTTTTCAGTACATTCCAATATTCCGCTTTCTCATCAAATGGAATCCCGCCTTTTAAAATTCTCCTTGTACAAGCCTTTCTCCCGTCCAGAATCGCCCGCACCATCTCGGTGTTGAACAGAATAGGTTTAATCGCCATCTACTCCACCGCCTTTCACAATCCGCATAACTGTCTGATATAGTGCCGAATTTCTTCCGACCAGCTTTGTTATGTATGTATCTAACTGTTTTACAACCTTCTCCGAATCATAGGCCGTTGGTTGCTCCTCAATCTCCATCATCATAGACACTGCTATGTCATCTATATTCACCATTCTGTCTGCGTTTGGATCTGGATTCAGCCACTTTTCTATGCTCTTTTTCAGTGTCTCTTCGTCTATCAGCCGTCGCATTCCTTTTCCTCCTCACGCTCAAAATGCAGCTCCATCAAATCCGCAATCATCAGATACTCTTTCGCATATTTGCTATCTCCATGCGTTTCCTGCACTTTTTTGCGGAACTGTTCGATTGTGCCGTAGAAGCATCCACATCTGACCCCAATCTCTCCACTCTTTAACCGAAAAAATGTTGTCGCTCTTCTTTCGCTCCCAAAACCTTTTATTGTTGCGTAATCTGCATCGCCGGAGACCAATGCATCGCCGGAGACCAATGCATTGCCGGAGACCTCTGCATCGCCGTAGACCCATGCATTGCCGGAGACCAATGCATCGCCGGAGACCCGTGCATTGCCGGAGACCCATGCATCGCCGGAGACCCGTGCATTGCCGGAGACCAATGCATTGCCGGAGACCTCTGCATCGCCGTAGACCCATGCATCGCCGGAGACCAATGCATTGCCGGAGACCAATGCATCGCCGGAGACCCGTGCATTGCCGGAGACCCATGCA